TCGACTCCGCGAAGACCGCCAGCGCTCTTTATCACTATGTGTGTGTGTGTTTGTGATACTTTTACAAAGTTATTTACTACGTTTGAGTCCATAAAACCTCACTAACTTAGATATGGTCGAAGTGCGTCTGCTAATGCTTGAAGGTCTGAAATTTTTGCTACCGTGACAGCACCATCTGCAATAGTTGGGGTAATAACCGCACCATAGGCGAGCTTGCTGTTGCCTTGAGCTTTTACTTTGAGGTAAAGCTTTAAGTCGTTGCTTGAAACTGACACTTCGGTTTCATCTGCATACACATTTGCACTTAGTAAGGCATTAAGCTCGCTAATAAGTGTTGCATTTGTAATTTTCGTGTCGGTAGGGGTTGCAAGTGCAAGATAGCAAGTGATATTATTTGACGATAGCGCAGTCTGGAGTGCAGATACCGTTGTAATTCCAGAATAGTTAATTCTTAAGTTTCCATTTTCTATAAGAGTTATATAGTTCGTGCCTGATAAGCTACTTCCTGGCAAGCCTCTTAGTTTATCTGCGATGGCATTTGTTTCATTGTCCGAATAACCACTCCCCAGACCACTTGGATAATAGAAGTCACTACCGCTAATAAGTGTCCAGTTTTCAGAGCCATTGAGTGTTCTTTTTGTTGTTTCTTTGTGAATATACCAGTCATCTCCACTCTTGTAGATATAGTCCTGATATGTACCAATCTTACAGAGTTCGATAGGCGTGAAGTATTCAGAGTAAGCAGTTGCGGTCGAACCTCGCTCGATTTGAATTTTTGTAAGGTCTGTTGCATTTATGACTATACATTTATGGCTACCAGAGTTCAGCGCAACACTATCTGAAGTCCCATCTTTTAATACCTTATCATAGATGGTTGAGCTACCATTCAATTCTAGAGCCTCATCTCCAAGCCCTAAACGATACCTCGCTTGCGTTTCTGTTGTTGAAATAGTGTAGTTTGTATTGCTATCGACAGGTAATATAAGTCCAGTATTACCAGTTGAGCGGCCATAAGTCATATTTGTAGTAGCACCAACCCAGTAATTAGTATTAACACCATCGCAGAGGTTCTTACCTAAGTTGATAGTATATTTTTGGTAATCATCACTTGCATATACCCCAAAACTGCTAATTTTTGATACTGCATCTCCACCACCAATAGCAAAACGCAGATAAGGATAAGTAGCCGTGAATGAACGAGTTGTTTCGCCATAATTTATATATGTGATAGCTTTATCTGAAGTAGTATCTGAATACCCAAAAGCTCTGATTTTGAACTGGTCTGTTCCAGAAATATAGTATGTTGTTCCAACGGTTGTAGAAATATACCCAGACACTACGTTAGGGTCGTTGCTGTTTGAAATTTGTCCTGTTGATGCGTCCAGCCACTTATAACCTTGAGCGTCGTCTGCATTATATAGGTTGTCTTTTACTACCTCTATTGTTTGTAAGCCTGTTGCGGTATTCACAAACTGTGGATAGTCTGGGTTAGGGCTTGGAACTCCGCCACAATACTGCTCGAATGAGCTTGCTGTTGAACCAGCCTCGAATTGTATTTGCAAGCCTGTGATATTATATGTCTGACCTGAAATACCTGTCATATCAGACCAAGACACTACCTTTGTTGCAGGTGCGGTTAGCGTATTTGTGTATGAAGTAGCATTCGGTGTAATCGTGAACCATTTTGTAGTGTTGTCTGTCTGTACTAGATTCACATAAATTGTAAATGGTAGTGTTTTGTTTAATCTTAGCGTGTATGTTCCTGCTGGGATAGTGGTACTTAAGGCAGTATTATTTGGGACAATACCAATATAGTTTGCTGTTGGTGTACCACTAATTGTTATCTCATTATTCGTACAGCTTGAAGAACCACCGCCCCAGTTAGTTGTATAGTCAGCAACTCCAAATAGGTTCTTGCCTGTTAAAGTCGTTTGGCTTGTATCGCCATCAGCTTCAACTTCCGTGAAAGTAGTCCCTGAAATTGTCTGGTGTAGTGTGAAGTCAGTACCTTGACCTGTAAGATAGTTAGATGAGATAGAATAATCTGCTAAGAGGTCGCTTGTAATGTCGCCCTGTTCTAATGTATCTTGCTTGTTATTCAATGCAGCGGTCACAACCTTGTTTTGCACCGGGTTAGTTGAACTTAAGGATAAGGTATCGTCAACTGCCGCATACGAACCATCAGAGATTTGTGCGGTGGTTGTCCCATTCTTATCTGTGATAGAAATAGTAGCGGTGTTGTCAATCTTTGTCACGGTTGCGGTTGGGCTATATCCTGCTGGACCTTCTGGGCCTTCTGGGCCCTCAAACTGTGTGCCTGCGCCATCGGCTGGGAATGCTGTTCCACTCCAAACATAGAGCTTGCCGTCTGCTTCGACTAAGTATGCCTTGCCGGCATCTGCTGGTGTGAGGTTGTTTGGAAGTTCTGCGTAGGTTGCAACTGTGCCTGAAAGAGTAAGCCCTGAACCTGTATCCCCTTTATCCCCTTTATCGCCTTTAGGGATACCAAAGTTGAAGATAGCTGCGCTTGCTGTGCCTGTGTTAGAAACGGTTGCTGAACTTCCTGCTGGCAAGGTAGTAGTTGTACCAACAGAGATAGTTGCACTCTGCCCATCTACACCGGCTGGGCCTTGTATGCCTTGAGGGATACCAAAGTTGAGAATGGCGTCTTGCGGACTGCCCACATTCTCAACAGTAGCGTCTGAGCCTGCTGGTAAAGTGGTAGTAGTGCCAACACTAACGGTTGCAGCTTGTCCCGGCACACCCGGCGCACCAGTTTCGCCTTTAAGACCACCGGCTTGCTCGATAATAATGTGTGATACTGGTTGTGATACTTTAACTTTATTCTGAATAAGTCCCATAGGTTATGCCCTCAATGTCGCAACGTCCATAATAGTGAATGTGCCGACAGCAAGGGTGTTCTCGGCCGCTGGGCTTTGCGAGTCCGTTACAAGTTTAATATCGTAGAAGTAATCGCCGTATGCTATGTCTGTCTTATTTGCTGGAATGATAAGGTTGAGTGAGCCGTTGTCATTAGCTTCAACGTCTGTGCCATAAATCCAGCTCTCTTTGATGAGCGCGTCTGAGTCGGTCTGGTCTGAGTCTGGAGCTGTCTTAACTGTGAAATAGATAGTGTCGCCATCGTGAAAAGTGTAGTCGCACACTTCAAGAATGATGGTACAGGTGTTTTTGCGATAGAACTTTAGAGGATTTGCCATAGGTCTATTCCTCCTCGGTTTTATCTTCTTCGAGGTCAAGGCCAGCTAAGAAAGAGTCGGCTTTTTTGTCGATTTTCTTATGTGTAGCCTTGTCAACGTCTGATTTATCTGCAAGAAGTTTATCAGTAAGGCGCATACCGCCTTTTGCAGCAGCCATAATGTCGATAAGTTTGTCTTTTTCTCCGTCTGAGAGGTCGCCTTCTGCGAGTAAGCGGTAGCCTGTTTCTTGAACTTCTGCTAGATCGCGAGCGAGTTCCTTAATACAACGGACGGACTCAATCTTTTTGTATTCTTTTTCACTCTTTTTGTCTTTACCTTCCCCCTTGAGAATCTCGATTTCCACGATAGTTTCCTATCACATCGCCAATTAGTTTTATTATAACACAAAAAAGATGAGCCGACTATATCCGTCGGCTCGTGTGGTGGTGGGTTATTTAATAGTTACTTCTTCGCCTACTGTGGCTAATGCACGAATGAACTCCTGAAGGCGCTCGCTTGTGCCATAAAATCTCGCTTCGTTGTCCTCGTACCAAAGTGTCGCCTCTGAGAACTCGAAGCAAATGTCGTCGATAGCGTTTATGTCGCAGTTCTCCCTGAATCGTACCCAATAGATAGTCCTTTTCATTTTGCTACCCCCTTTCTACTGAATAACCTGCCTCTGATATGATACGCTCAATTTCATCTACGTCAGCTTTCATATCGACGTGTCCGTAAATATATGACTTTGATTCAAGAATAGTAAGATTTGTACCAAATGGCTTTAATTTAGCATATAACGCTCTACTCTCTGTATCGGGGAGCGCTGTTGGAATAGTAAAAAAGTATTTCACTAAGACCACCACCTTTCGTAATGTGCGAAACCCACCACCACTACACTAGAGCTTGCCTTCTTTTTCTAGTCTTTCGACCTCTTTGTGAACCCAAGAGTTAAGGTGCAGTTCATTAGTGTAGTGGTCGTAGTTTTCGTAAAATCTCTCTCTAGCAGCCATATCCAACTTAGTGCCTTCGTTAATAGCCGAGATGGTTTGTTGAAGGTAGTTCTTAGTGTTGTCTATGTCCACTTGGTGTATTTGCTTAGTGTTATCGTCAATTTTCTTCTCGATTGGTTCAAGCTCCTTGCGAATTATTTTTCCGAGATGCTTGATAGAAAAGCGAGCAATAACAGCGCCGCTACTAAGTATGCCAGCAGCCAAACCCAAAACATTGTAAATATCTCCCATTGTTATACTTTCCATAGACCCCCCATAAACCAACCACCCCTCGCTCTGAGCGGTTGGCTGTTTAACACTCTTTTTTGTTTTGTCATCGACCAGCGTGAAGCTGTCGGAGCAGAGGACAAGGATTGAGAAAATACCTCTGGTTTTTCACAAATATCAGAAAAGAGTTGTACTAGCGAGCCATTTCCAAGATATTGCGAAGATACTGACATTTTACTTCTTTCTGTCGTTCTGAATTTTACTGATACCAAACACAGCGCCTAGAAATAGGGCGATTGCGTCCAATGTAAGACCGACTTGTTCTGCCGGCCAACCTAAGCCCCAGATAGTGTTTAATGATACGATTAAAACTGAGATTGCTGGCAACACGATAGCGATAATCCAGCGGAGTGCTTCATATACTTTTTCTGGTAACATAATTATCCTTTCTTTATTTGTCCAGCCGTCCACCAGCCTGTGATAGCACCAGATTTATTGTATTGGTTACAGCCATAGCGACCATTCTGGATCGAAATAACTTTCATTTTGCGATTAGCAAAACTCTTAGTCTTGCCACCGCCACCTTTTGAGTTGCCAGTACCCTGTCCGTTGACAATAACAGTATCGCCAACCTTGATGGTAGGCTTAGTGTCATTTTGGTAGTGGACTACGCGGACACCGTTCAACCATTCTCCCCACATATATTTGTTGTCCGGTTTTGTAGTTCGTTTGCCGTCTGAATAATAAACGCCCTTGCTACATACCTCGACGTGTCCGAAGATACCACTTGAGGTATAGACTGGAACGGATACATTGGTAGGCATTGTAGAGAGAGCGTGGAGTGTACCTTTTGTCTTGTTTTCATTCATCGCTTGCTTAGCGTTTGCGTACTTAGCGCCGATGCCGTATGCTTGGCGTACATTCCTAAGACAGAAGTTCTTGCTTGTACCCATCTTTGAGAGGGTAAAGGCTTTATCTTGAACCCATTTACCCATTATCTACACCCCCTCTTTTTGCCTTTTCCCCCGTAAGAATTGCGATTATAGAACATTCGTTGTGTCCTACGCATCGCCGATATACTTATATTATATCACAAAATGTGTTATACTGTGGTTAATTCTAAACGAAAGGGCATATATGTCAAAGAAAATTGTCTTAGTCGTTACCACTCTTGTAGTGGTAGCTGGTATTGGAGTGGGGGCGTTCTTCATTATTAAGAACATTAGCGAAGAACATCACAAAAAAGATATTGAAATGGCCGCAGACTGCGCGAGAACGTTTGACGCTTCTGCTACAAAATTCAGTTCTATGTGGAACAGCGAGATGCCAGACTATAATGCCATCAGCCAGCGCCGCCGTGAAAAACGTCAAGAATGCGCTGAAAAGTACCACGTTACACACCAAGAAATTATAGACAAAATCGGTACTGATAACTATCAGCCAGTATAACAAAAAGAATACCCCTCTTGCGAGGGGTTCTTTTTTTCTACATTCCGTAGAGTTGGTTGTATGTTCCCGTGTTTGTTTGGAGTAAGCTACGGAGCGTTGCGAGCTTATTCATAGCCGTTTGGTTATCGTCCGTAATCTTCGGCACTAGGCTCAAGGCTCTTTGAACTTCGCCTTCTGTGTTGAGCGAGTCTGTCTTGCCGATAGCTGCGCCGATTTGGTTGATAAGACCTTGGGCGAGCTGGTTGTAAGTATTCACGTCTGAGTTAAGACCAAGACCACCGAGAAAGTTAGCGATATTACCGCCGATAACACCTTGTCCGCCACCTGCTTTAGTGTAGAGTGCTTCAAGCTCGTCTAGAGCTGTTCCAGCAGATTGGAGTTTAGCGAGTTGGTTCTTTTCAGCAGTTGATATGTTGCTTGTGGCAGTTTGTGGGTTTTGCGCCTCATAAATTTTGTAGGCAGTTTGGTAGAGGCTTGCGAGCTGATTGTATGCTGAAATGTCGCCTGCTGATAGAGCTGCGTTCATCGCATTTGCGATATTGTCTAGCTGGCTAGTGTTCTGTCGCTGAATTGACACTGGTTGCTGTTGAGCCAGTTGGGCTTCATTTTGAATTGCAGCGTAGTTATTGTCGAGATTTTGGTAATCTTCGGCTTTGCGTGCGTTTTGAATCATATCGCTAGCTGTTTTTTGGCCTTGCGTACGTCCGATAAGGTTGTTAATGAGAAGCTGTGTATTCGTGTCAATCGGCGTTGTCGTAGTTGTTAAATCTCCGAGTGCAGATCCAGCTGTGGATATAGCGTTTCCGGCCATTCTAGCGCCTTTACCAATCAACTTTCCGACTGGTCTTGTGGCTACGGATATTAGCTCCCCTGCGCCTGAGTCTTGAGATAGCCTATTTAACAGATTGGCATTTGTTTTACTACCAGATATTGCATTTCTGCGGAGTTCATTTGACTTCATCTCGTAGTTCATCTGTCTTGCGTCTTCATACTTTGCCGTCTTAGCAATGAACTCCCCGATATTCTTAGCTTCCATCATATCCGCAATGGCCGCATCGGTAGCACCAAGGTTTTTAAGTCTTTGCGAGAGCTGATTCTTGGTGTAATTATCGCCAAAACCGTCAACCGATTTTGTCGCCAAATTTCTAAGCTCATACTTAACGTCCATAAGTGCATCTGCGAGTGCGCCTGCGTCTGTGGCTAGGTCGCCACCGTTGACCGAAGTAGCTTTCTTGAGGTATTTATTTGCGACCTTGTTGATTTGCCTTGATGCTTTCAATAGGTCTGAAGCATTATATTTGCCCGGAATATCCCCGTTCTCAATAGTGTTGAATACTTGCTTAATCTGCTCGTCATACACTTTTTGATACGCTGGAGTAGCGATTGTATTCTCTGAAGATGGTTGCGCGATTCTATCGACTAGATCGTTGTCAACGATAGTAGCGCCACTATTCTTAACGATGTCGTCTACAAATTTATTCGTTGTTGTTGAAATTTTTGCAGCTTCGCCATAGTTTTCTGGGGTGTATCCAAGCTTGCGAAGTTTGTTCACGGTATCATTCTTAGTGACTTGCGCTGCTGTCTTTGAATAGAGCGAGTTGTAAAGGTCGGCATTTTCGATGCGCTCGCCAGTTTTAGATAAGCTATCGCCAAGTTTCTGAACGACATTTTTCTTTTCAATCTTAATTTCGTTCCCTTGATAGTCACGAGGCTTTGTATAATCTGGGAGTCCGAGTTTGTCAGCTTCACTCTGTGTGGTCGTTTCCGTAGTTGGGGTTGCCGTGTTGCGGTTTCCAATTCTATTAAGCACATTATTTGCAACGTTCATAATACCTGCTTGAGTACCACCAGACACAGCACCAGTTAATCCCCCTTGAAGTGCTGCTTGGGCTACGTCGCCACCACCAAGAGCAGCCGAAGTACCAGCGCCAGTTGCGCCACCAACTGCGCCAGATAGTGCGCCACGTCCGAGAGCTGAAGTTGCGAGCTTATTGTTAAGTAACTTAGAGCCGAGATTTGAAGTAGCGTTTCCGATTTTGCGGTTAAGACCACCAGTTGCAAGACCAGCAGCCGCACCAGAGATAGCTCTGTTCGCCGCAGATTCAAGCGAAGCGTTTGCACCTTGTTGAGCGAACTCATCAGCGATACCACCGATAGCACCAGCTGCGGAGTTTGCTAGTGCGCTAGTACCGAGTTTAGTAGCAGTACCACCAGCCATACCGGGAACGACCGTAGTTGCGAGTGTTGTAGCAGCGTTAAGTGAGTTGCCAGCAGCTTTAAGAGCGGCATCTTTGTCATCTTTTGCATTATAATAAGCACGCTTAAAGGCTAGCTGGTTTTCGCCAGTTCCAGCTTTGCCCTCTAGTAAATCTTTCACGCTCGCACCTGCTGTACCGAACATACCACCGAGAGCATATCCGACATCGCCGATACCTTTGCCGATACCACCTACGATATTGC